TGTTTATCTTAAAGCAACCGATGCAGGAGCCGGTAATAATACAGATGAACGTAATGGTTCACAGACTAGTACCGAAAACTTGACAGGTGATGTTGGAGCTGACCAAGTTATTGCCATTACCAAGATACATTGGACAGGGGCCTTTACCTTGACAGTAAAGTTGGAAGGTGGTGCTTCTACCACTAATATAGATTTTGATGGAAATGGAACGTGGAGTCAGTTTAATGGATGGACACCTCTAATTTCAGAAGATGAGGTATTAATTACTAATGGTACTGGTAGTATTTTTATGGAAGTGAAAAAAATATCTGGATATGAAGGTAGGTCAGATTACTCAGCATAAGGAGAGGTAGCATGAAACTTATTACAGAACAGGTATGTGATTTATCTTTCATTACTGAGGAAATCGGTGGAAAGAAATCACTTTTTATTGAAGGTGTATTCTTGCAATCAGATGTCAAGAATAAAAATGGTAGAATGTATCCCAAAGAAGTTCTACAACGTGAAGTCAAGCGTTATAATGAACAGTATGTTAAAACCAAAAGAGCTTTCGGTGAATTAGGTCATCCAGATGGGCCCGTTATCAATTTAGAACGTGTTTCTCATATGATAACAGGACTTAAGGAAGATGGTAAAGATTTTGTAGGAAAAGCTAAAGTTATGACTAATACTCCGTATGGAAAAATAGTCGAATCGTTACTTGAAGAAGGTGCACAGTTGGGTGTTTCTTCAAGAGGTATGGGTACTTTAAAGAAAGAAAAGGGTGCTAACGTTGTTCAGGATGACTTTTATTTGGCAACTGCGGCTGATATAGTTGCTGACCCATCTGCTCCTAATGCGTTCGTTGAAGGTGTTATGGAAGGTAGAGAATGGGTTTATGAAAATGGTGTGTTCAAAGAAGAAGAGTTAGCAAAGCTTAAAGGTAAATTGGAAAACACTTCAAGATTTAGTAAAGACAGAGAAGAGATTATTTTGGAATCGTTCAAACACTTTTTCTCGAAAATCTAAATTTTTATAAATACTTAAAATAAGGAGAACGAAAATGGATGCTCTCGAAAAAGAAATTCAAGCAATCATTGATTCAGATGATGTAACGTCTGATACTGATGAATCCATTGAGGAAGCCTATAAGACCAAAGCTGAAATTAAGGCTGAAGTTGATGAGGTCATTGGTACAATGAAACGTAGCGAGTTAGTTGATACTCAACAAAAATTAACACCACAACCAGAAGAAGTAGAAGAAGCTGATGCACCTGATGAGGGTGGAGATGCTAAGGATGTTCCCGTAGAGGACGATCCTAATAGTGATGATAAGGTTTTTTCAGCTGAAGCTATGAAGGAAGCTTATGATGATGTTTCTGGTGATGAAGAAATAGACGAAACAGATGATTCCGAATTGGATGAAGCTGGAATTAAGAAAGTTGCAACTGAAATGAAGAAAGCCCTTAAAGCTGGAAAAGTTAAAGTTGAAGCTAAGAAATTGGTAGCAGCTTCTCGTAAGTTTTACAGTGAAAATAAGAAAGCTGTTCAGAAATCACTTAATGCTAAGACTACTACTGTAAAGAGTAGTTTTGACCCATCTTTGACTAAGGAAGAAGTTGATACTCATGTCAATGCTTTATTAGAAGGTGAAGGTCTTTCTGATGATTTCAAAGAAAAAGCTTCTATTATTTTTGAAGGTGCCGTCAATAGTAAAGTTGATGCTACTGTAGAAAATTTAAAAGAACAGTTCGATGTCCAGTTAGAACAAGCTACTCAGGAAGTTCGTGGTGAACTATCCGAAAAAATTGATAGCTATCTCAACTATGTTGTTGAACAATGGATGGAAGACAACAAGTTAGCTGTTGAAAGTGGTTTAAGAACCGAATTGACTGAAGATTTCATTGGTGGATTAAAGACTTTGTTTGAACAACATTACATTGATGTTCCTGAAGCAAAAGTTGATATTTTTGACGACCTATCTGAAAGAGTAGAAGAACTTGAAGATAAGCTCAATGCTGAAATCGACAAAAATATTCAGTTAGAAGAAAAATTAAACCTTAAAGAGAAAGAAGGTATTATTGAAGAAAGTTCTTCAGATCTCTCTGATATTCAAACTGAAAAGTTGAAAGAGTTAGCTGAAGCAGTAGATTTTAGTACAACAGATGACTTCAATCAGAAAATCCAGACAATCAAAGAAAGTTATTTTCCATCTGGTGCAACTAAAAAAGAAGTTAAGAAAGATGACGCTCCTGAGTATGTAGGTAAGGGTGGAGCTATGGATCGTTATACATCTATGTTGTCAAGAAGTAATAAGTAACATTAAAATATAAGGAGAAACGAAATGTACTTAGCAGATAATTTAATTGAAAAGTGGGCTCCAGTACTGAACCACGAATCATTGCCGGAGATTAAAGACCGCTATAAGAGGACTATTACCTCTATCTTATTAGAAAATCAAGAAAAAGCTATTCGTGAACAACGTTCAGCTGAACAAGGTTTCTTGACTGAAACGACTACTTCTACAGGTAGTACTGCTGCCGGTGGTAGTCAAGTTGCTGGTTTTAGTGGTGGTGCTGATGCTCCTGTAGCTGGTTATGATCCTATTATGATTAGTTTGGTTCGTAGAGCTGCTCCTCAACTTATCGCTTATGATATTTGTGGTGTTCAACCAATGACAGGCCCAACGGGTTTGATCTTTGCGATGAAATCAAATTACACAAATCAAAGTGGTGCTGAAGCGTTACATAGTGAAGCATTGATCGGTCATTCTAGTTCAGGTCATGATACTAGTGATGATAATCCCCCAGCAGTAGGCGGAGCAAATCCAGGCGGAACAGATCCTTTTGATGCCGCTTATGATACTGGTACAGGTATGGCTACTCAAGACGGTGAAGCTTTGGGTACAGGAACTACACAATTCCGCGAAATGTCATTCAGTATTGAGAAAACTTCAGTTACAGCCGTAACCAGAGCTCTCAAAGCTGAATACACAACGGAACTCGCACAAGACTTGAAAGCCGTTCATGGTCTTGATGCTGAAACCGAATTAGCTAACATCCTATCAACCGAAATCTTGGCTGAAATCAACCGAGAAATCGTTCGTTTGGTAAACCATGTTGCTAAAGAAGGTGCTCAAGTTAATACTGCTTCGCCCGGAGAATTTGATTTAGATAAAGACTCCAATGGTCGTTGGTCAGTTGAAAAGTTTAAAGGTCTATTGTTCCAGATTGAACGTGATGCCAATGCTATCGCTATTGATACTCGTCGCGGTCGTGGTAATATGATTATTACTAGTCCTGATATTGCTTCTGCTCTATCTATGGCTGGTGTATTAGACTACAATCCAGCACTACAAAACGATCTCAATTCTGATGTCGCTACTAGTTCTTTTGCTGGTGTATTAAATGGTAAGTATCAAGTATATGTAGATCCATATTTCATTAATCCTGGCACGTCTCAGACTAGTGAGTATTACACGATGGGTTACAAAGGTGCTTCACCTTATGATGCTGGTTTGTTCTATTGTCCATATGTACCATTACAAATGGTAAAAGCTATGGGTGAAAATACATTCCAACCAAAAATCGGATTTAAAACCCGTTATGGTGTAGTATCCAATCCATTCACCTCTATAGGTGCAGATGCTAACGTATACTATCGTAAAGTTAAAGTTTCTAACTTAATGTAATAAATTGCTCAGTCGTGGGGAGGCCCATGACATTACCTTAGGGCAAACACAGGGGGCCATCATCAGACCTACTTTGGCCCCCTTTTTCATGTCTAAATATAGGATAGGAGGATTTTATGAATTATAATACACTTTCACCTTTATCCTTTAAATTAGAATTAGTCAATTTTCCCTTAATTAGTTTTTGGTGTCAGTCTGTAAATTTACCAGAATTGACTTTATCCGAGAGCCTTCAGGCTACTCCTCTGATAGATATTCCTGTTATTGGAGATAAGGTGGAAATAGGAACACTTGATATAACGATAATAGTTGATGAAGATTTAGCTAATTATCGAGAGATTGTTGATTGGATGAAAGGTGCGGCTCCAACTGAAAACTTACAAAATTATGAACTCTATATATCACAGAAAAAGGAAATAATGGGTTCAGAATATTCTAAATTTTTGTCTGATGGAACACTACATATCACCACAAACGCGAAAGGTGCTAATTTAATAATTAGACTTTATGACATGTTTCCTACTTCTTTGGGTGCATTATCCTTTGATAGCTCAGGAGAATCTACAGTCATAACAACCGATATATCATTTCAAATAAGGGATTATATTATTGATGGATAAACTTGAAAAACTGAAAGAAGAGATTAAAGATGAAACCTACCTGAGTGAGTATATGGATCTCAAAAAAGCTTCTTTAGATATACCATATCTACACTCAAAATATCTACA